GTGACTTTGGTGGCAATATTGAATTTACTTTGTCAGATGCTATGGCACTTACCGAGTGGATTACAGCACAAGAAGGCGAAGAAAATTATGCTGGTGAAAAAGTTGTCAAGATACCAGTAAGTGCTTGGAACAGAATGTCTAAAAATGGTTCATCTTTTGTGTCAGGGTCAATTTCTGTACTTAAAGAAGAAAAAGAAGAAATGCCCTTTTAACAATGACAAAAGTACTTCGCAGAGTATCAAATCCAAAACTACCGCCGAATGTAAAAGTATTTCAAGACCATCTAGCTCTTGGTCTTGAGTGCTTTGATCTCGATTGGTTTGACTTTAGACCGCATACTTGTAATAACAAACAATATGGCGATGGGATTTTATTTTCCCAACTAGATAAAAGCCATGGAGAAAAATTATCAGCAGAACATTCTTTGATAGTTTCCAACGAAGGGTTACATCTGGCAGATCAAAAAATTATGCCATTTAGTAACGAACAACCACCAACAAAAATGGCCATGCTGGTTTTATCAGCAATGGTCTTAAAACAACCTTTACAATTTAAATGTCCCGATTGTGACTAAATTAGAAAAAATCAACTGGGGTGCAGAACTTAATACTGACCTAGTAAATGACGCTGTACAAGCAGCACTAAAAACAAAAAAACTTTTTCGTTATCAATACAAAGAAACGACAAGTGATGTAACACATCTTGAAAAAGAAATTACTGAGTATGTTAATTGCAAATATGCTTTGGCTGTCTCTTCTGCAACTAATGGTATTTTTTTAGCACTTAAAGCTTGTGGTGTTAAACATGATGACAAAGTACTTATACCAGCATTTACTTTTGTTGCGGTACCAAGTGCTGTTTTACAAGCTGGTGGTAATCCCGTTCTTGTTGAATGTAATGACCAATATGTAATCAGTTTGTCTGATTTAAAAAACAAAATTATAAGGTTAAGACCAAAATTTCTTTTACTTTCTCATATGCGTGGTCATATGCCAGAAATGTCAAAAGTAGTTGAATTATGTAAAGCTTTTCAAGTAGTACTTATTGAAGATGCAGCACACGCACTAGGAGTAAAACATAATGGCAAAATGGCTGGTACATGGGGAGATATTGGTATTTATTCAATGCAATCTTACAAGATGCTAAATGCAGGGGAAGGTGGGATCATAGTTTCTAATAATGAAGAGTTAATGTGGCAATGTATTCATATGTCAGGTGCTTATGAAAACAATTACAAACTACATATGATAGAAGGTCGTGGTGGAAATAAATATAGATGTCAATTACCAGTTTATAACTGTCGCTTAAATAATTTAAGTGCAGCTATTGCAAGACCACAATTACAGAAAATTGAAAATACTATTATTCAGACAAATAAAAATTATATGTTGTTTAAAGAAAAGATGAAAGAATTTAAAGAAATTACTTTTCCACTGTCTGATCAATTTTTAATTGACCCGACAAGACTTGAAAATTTAATACCAGAGGGTGTTCTTGCTGGTTATACAGCCATGAATAGACCTGTGCGAGATTCTATTCAAATGCAAATTGATTTAGACGAAAAAAGTAAAACAAGCCTTTTACATCTTTGCAATGGCCAAAACATACCAATATCTTGGTTAGGTGGAACTAATAATACAAATGCAAGATTATTTTGGAATTGGCGATTTTTGCCTTATTCAATTAGATATGAAGACATTTGTAAATATACAAAATCTATTTTAGACAATGTATTTGACCTTAGATTACCTCTGCATTTTACAGAGAAAGAAACATTGGCAGTAGCAGAAGGCTTTTCAGCATTTATGCGAAGATTAACTGGTAAGGGGGTAGCATTGAAATGATTGACTTTTTTAAAAAAAGAAGAAAACTTGCTATTGATTATGATGACTTAATGGGTAAGACAGTTATTCGTAGCTTTGATGGTGCTAAGTTTAAATGTGTAACCATACAATATGGCAAAAATACTAAAATTTTATATGTAAGCATATTGCGTTGTTATGATTTTACAAACATAGATACGGCAGATGAATATGCTTGTGCAGTAGCAAATAAAGCTATTTTTATTGATTGGGAAGATTTTTTTCTAAACTATGAATTTTCTGAAAAAGAATGCGAAACAATCTCTGGCAACAACTTTTCAAATAATCTAATAAAAGCTAATTGGCACAAAATGAAAAAAGCATTTGTCAAAGATTTTGAAGATGGTTCACATACCAAACAAAAAGGAGAATCCAAATGAGTAAATTTAACAAAAACAGATTTAAAATTAAGTTAGACAAACTTAAAGAATTACGTTTGCAAAAAATGGAAAAGCAGTTGCTTGACGATACCTTAAAAGGCTATGACCATTATGTTTTTATTAACGAAAAAGGTAAAGCACAAGTTGTGACAGAGCAAGGTCGTTGGGTTGTTGAACATATAAAAACAGCAATTCTTAAACACAATTATCAAGTTGATAAAGTTTCCAAAATGCAGATGAAGGACTTCACAGAAGAAGAAAAACAAGCCTATATAGAAAAATACGAAAGCTAACTATGAATACAAAAGAAAAAATTACTGCCGCAAAAAAACGTATAAAAGAACTAGAAACCCTTATAAGATATTGGTCTATGAAAAAAACTATTGAAAAACAAAGATTTTATCAAATTACTTAAAAAATCTTTTTTTAAATCTTTTTATAAGGTTGGGTTTATTTCTGATTTTTTGTACAACATTTGCTGCTTCAAGTTCTACCAACCTACCAAGAATAGAAGCAAGAAAAACATCTTGATGCATTTGGTGTCTTACTAAATGTGTACAGTATCTTTTTATATTGTCATAATCTTCACTTTGCATAATTTCTCTACAACGCATTTCAACAGATAATTGCAACTCTGCTGGTGCTTCCTCTATCTCTATGTTGAGAAATTTTTTTATGTTCATTTACTTGGAAATAATTGTTTTTCAAGAATATCAACAGCCCTATCATCAAGAGTATTTGTTGTTTGTTTACAAATAGCTCTTAATAAATCAACAACAAGACGTTTTACAGTAGTTGTTGTAAGAAATGTCATTAAGATTGGTTTTAAAATTTTAATCATAATTTATTGTGTTACTTTCCAAACATAACAGTATTTGCTAAATTTGGCACATACTACCCTTAAGCGGTGGTCATCTCTTCTTAAATTGGTAGTATTTTATGACAGAAGAACAAGAAGAAAAAGAAGGTACTGATTGGGGCGAAATCTTTGGTCATGCGGTGCGATTTATGATTCTTTGCTGGTCTTTGGCCATGATGACTCTTGGATATATGGACAAGATTCGTAATGATGGTGCGTTTTTAGCAGGCCTTACCAGTGGGGTCTTAGGCAGTTATGGTATAAGTGTAAACAAAAAGAAACCTGCAAACGCTGCTAAGATAGTGGATAACAAAGACACTAACGTAGGAATCAAATGAAAAAATTATTATCTTTAATTTTATTTTTATCTGCACCAGCCTATGCAGACATGAATCACAGCATAAGTTCGTCTGTAAAATTTGAATCCTTATCTGCTGCAAGTACCGCTGATAAAATCGGCTCAAGCTACAGCATAAGCGGTAATAATATAACAACAGTTGATTCTAACTCAGCAGCAACATTAGGTGGATTTGGTTCTGTAACTAATGGTGTTCCAGCAGTAACTTTTCCTTCTGCAACCCAAGCAACAAGTGGCGAGGCGTTCAGTTTTGCACAATCTTATGTTGAAGGAGATGCAACACCGGGCAGTGCTGTTACAGTAGGTACTGTACCAAACTTTAGTGACCTTACATCAACAAGTGCTGGTAGCGTAGGTACAGCAGCAGTAGCTATTGATAACCATACAATGACGCTGACACCCGGCACAGGTACAGGTATAGTTATGACAGGTCAGTTTGTTGTTGATCTAACTATCGAATGAGGAGGTTACTTTTACTTGGCTTTGTTATATCTGCTCCTTGTTATGCTGTTCCAGTTATTCCAAATTTTACACAAGGATCAAGTACCAGCCGAACAGAAACTACCACAAATATTACAGAGACTATACGAACAACAGAGTACAATTCTGGGTTTCTTTACTCAGTTACAGGGTCAGGTATACAACACGATGGTTCTTCTATTACACCAGCAGCCACTTTTGTTAGTGAAACAATAAACGGAACTACACATACATGGCAGGGATTAAATTTAGATCAACGACCAAACTGGACACAAACAAACCAAGGAGATGCTTTTCAATTTACAGAAGTTTATCAAGCACCCGGAATGGAATCAGTAACAGATATAACAAGAACAATTCAAAGCACAAGCGTAACAGATACAACTACAATATTCTCGCAGTAGTATCATTATTATTTGGGAGTCCAGTTTTTGCTAATACCTCAAATACTGCGGCTCCTTCTGCATCTGCAAGTGGTTCTGTTTCTAATTTTGCAACGCAAGTTTTAGGTGGACCAATGGTCGAAAATACTTACGGAAACAATATAAAATGTTCTGGTCCACAGATGACAGTTAGTCCTTTTGTAACTACATCATTTAATCAAAAAAGACCACAAGATTACATTTATCATACCCCTGTATATGACCCGACAGATGCCAATGATGATGGAGTACCAGATAATCCCGGCAATGTTTTGTATTACCAAGAAAATTATAGTGGTAATAAAGATTCTTTAGGTCTTAATTTTGGATTTGCACTTACATTTAACATTCCATTAGATAACAGATTTCAAGATTCTTGTCTTGATGCAGCACAAACACAAATTAATTTACAAAAACAAGAATTAAATGCAAAGCTGCTTAACTATGAAATAGCCCGTTTAAAAAATTGTGGAGAATTATATTTAAAGGGTATTTCTTTTGACCCAAAATCTAACTTTGCAAAATTATGCGAAGGTGTTGTTGTTCAACCGCCTCCAAATCAAGTTATACCACACACTCATAAATTTAAGTAGATTTATCTTTTTTATTCGTAACCTTTTTAATCAAGTTTTTTATTAAGGGTTTGACAATATTAAGCAGTAATGGAGTAGAGGCAGCAACAGTAGCAATAGCAGCAGTACTAATAAGCTGTGGAGGATTCGGTATGTATTGCTCAATGAATTTAACGTCTTCATAAAGAGTTATACATTCACTTCCATCTTCGCTTTTTTTATGTCCAATAACACGCTCAAGTTTAAATTCGTTACGATAGTCCCCTACCCTTTGATCTTTTGAGCTAGGGCAAGCAATAAATAGTGTTTCTTTTTTAATTTTTTTTGGTTTGTATTTTGGTGGTTCAACTATAGGCTGTACAAATTCTTGCTCTTGGTTTTGTGGTGTTTCTGATTCTGTATAAACAAATTCGTTAGGGTTATATTGCAAAGGTTCAAAACTTGGAATACTAAAGTTGCCACATTCTGTATATGTTCCATATTGATCTTTATTACTATCAATAAGGCTTGTCTGGTTATTCCTATGTACTCTTACACAAGCTGGTATATCAACAATAGGTTTATTAATTATCGGTACTTGTGTATGCCAAACTGGTATTTTGTTGATTTCTATTTTTTGTATACGAGGTATTTCACTCACTTTTTAGGTAAAGGTATTGATTGACCTGTAACATCAGGCAAACTCTGATCTAATACTTTTGGCATCATGCCAGATACGTTATCAAGAATTTCATTCATAACTTTACTTTTGAAGTTTTCAGATGTTAAGTACTTGTAACCAAAATAGGCTGTACCACTCATGGAAGCTACCATTACAAATGAGATAATACTTAAAACATTAGCGATTTTTTGAAACATGGTTAAAGAGGTTCTTAATAAAATGGTAGCACCACTTACTCTGATGGTTTTGCTGCTTCTTGTGGGGTTGATGCCTCTATATCTGATGGCTGGTTTGCTTCGGTTGTCTCTTGAATCTCAAGAATCTGCTGTTCAAGAATCTTCATCGCTCCGTTAACTTCATGCAAAGCAATGGTAAGATTTTGCCTTTCAACAGCTAATTGTTGTAACCTTTCTTGTAAATTCATAATTTAATAAAGTTTTTTACCAGCAGCAATAGCAGCATCTATAGCTGTAAAATCTTCTGATGTCCAAATAGAAGTTGTTTCATCAAGTTTTTTGTAATCCTTGATAATTTCAAGATGCTCTACATTACGTTTGATACGATCTTTAAATTCGTCATCTGTTTCATCTTCAGTTTTAGCAGTACCTATTACAGTGACGCTATCACCAGCAGCAGCAAAAATTGCTGCGATTTCATCTGCGGTTTTTTCTTCCATAATAAAAATTTACTTACTTAAAGTTTACCCTGCTTCAAGGGCTTTGACTTTAGTGGATAATTCTTTTATTGCATTAACAAGTATTGGTACAAGTCTTTCATATTTCATTCCATATGACGATTCATCTTCTGTTAGGTTTACAAGTAATGAATCATCATTAGAAGATCCATAACCATTAGCTTTTTCAACTTCCAACATTTCTTGAGCAATAAATCCAACGTGTAACCTTGCTCTTTTTTTAGAGCCATCAGGTGTTCCATAAAATTCATCTTCCGCACCTTTAACACCTGAAGCGTACCAAGTTCTTCTATCCCATCTGTAAGTTACTGGTCTAAGTGCTTCTATCCAAGCAAGACCAATATTAAAGTTAGTTACATCTGTTTTATCTCTGGAATCAGAACTAGAAATTGAAGTATCAGCACAAAATAAATTAGATGTGCTGTTATTTCCAAGGACAACATTATTACTACCTGTACTTATTGCACCTGATGGTGAGCTACTATGCCCTGCGGCATGACCTAACATTACATTATTAGTACCAGAAGTAAGGTTCCTCGCAGTATCCTGTCCTACTGCCACGTTATATTGACCAGAAACTGGCCCGTCCATATTTGCATAGCCAACTGATACATTTGCAGAGCCAGACGTACAACCAGATAATGAATTAGAACCTAAAGATGTATTTGAATGACCAGAAGTTAAAGCATAACCAGCATAATGACCTACTACTGTGTTATGTGCTCCACTTAAAGCACCATTACCAACTGATCTATCTCCTACTGCTGTTAAATAACTTACGTTAGGAACCATATTTTTTGCAGATTCATAACCTACAGCAACATTAGAACCACCTGTTGTAGCATTTTCCATTGCAGTAAATCCAATAGCTACATTGTTTACTGATGTAGTGTAGTTCTGCATACATCTAGAACCTATGGCTACATTTTGAGATCCACTGGAACCACTGGTAGAACCATGCATGGCTTTATTACCAATAGAGGTATTATTATGACCACTTGCATAAGCACCTGCTTCACGACCAACATATGTTCTGTCATTGGCATTTCCAGAAGTATGTCCAGCACCACTACCGACCATCACATTATCTTCGCCTGTTGTAGTTCCCCTACCAGTTGATAAACCTACAAAAACATTGTGAATACCAGTAGTAACAGCATTACCAGCTTGATAACCTAATCCTGTATTGCTAGATCCAGTTGTTACAGCTGTTAATGAGTCATAACCCATAGCAGTGTTACTGTTTGCAGTTGTAGCAGCATCTAATGAATACGCTCCAAAAGCAACATTAGAATGTCCAGTTGTGTTTGAATATAAAGCTTGTCTGCCAACAGCAGAATTATTACTTGCTGTTGTATTTGACCCTAATGCAAAATATCCTAAACCAGTATTACTTGCACCAGTTGTGTTTACATGAAGGGCAGCTTGACCCATAGCAACATTATGACTTGCTGTTGTGTTTTGTGATAAAGCACCATCACCAAATGCTGCATTATAACTACCAGTTGTATTTCTTCCTAAAGAAAAATTAGAACCAAAAGATGCATTAAAGTTTCCAGTAGTTATTGCTGATCCTGAGGTATATCCAACAGCAGTATTTCTTTGTCCTGTGGTATTAGCATCAAGGGAAAAAGCACCTACAGCAGTATTCTCTGTTCCAGTTGTGTTATTTTCCATGGCTGATTTACCTACTGCCACATTATTTGATGCTGTTGTGTTAGTTACTAAAGCTCTATGACCAACAGCTACATTGTTTGATCCAGAAGTGTTTGCAAACAAACCTGAGTCTCCAACTGCTGTGTTTTGACCAGTACCAGTTGTTTGAGTTGACAAAGTATATGAACCGCAAGCTACATTACCACTTGATGTAGTGTTAGCGTCCATAGAAGCAAAACCAATAGATACATTTTGTCCACCAGTTGTGTTTGCTTTTAATGATGTAGAACCAAGAGCAGTATTGTTATTACCTGTCGAGTTATTTCTTAATGACTCTTTACCTAAACTTGTATTATTTGATCCTGTTTCATTTAAAAATTGGCTTTGAAATCCACAGGCAGTGTTATTGCTGGCTGTGGTATTAGAGCCTAACGAACTCATACCTATTCCTGTATTTTGTTGACCTGTCGTATTTGCATCTAAACTTTCAGAACCTATTCCAGTATTAGAATATCCTGTTGTGTTTGATGATAAAGCACTTTTACCAACTGCTGTATTATTATCTGCGGTTGTGGCTGAATGTAAAGCAAGAGTACCTATGGCTACGTTATCTGATCCAGTTGTATTATTAGAAAAAGTACCTCTTCCAACTGCTGTGTTGTCATCTGCTGTAGTTGTAGATTGACCCGAAGCATAACCAACAAAGGTATTTCTATTACCAGATGTTACTGCTGCACCAGCAAGAGAACCTACAGCAACCCCTTGCTCTCCACTTGTGTTTGCTGTTAAAGCATCTTTACCAATAGCAGTATTATTTCCTCCAGAAACAGAAGCATCTAAAGCTGTCTCTCCAAGAACAGTATTACCCGCAACAGAGTTTGCACCTTTACCTACAGTTAAAGAATTTATTGTTGCATCAGCACTAGAAGTTAAACCACCAGTAAGTGTTCTTAAAGTAATCCAATCATCATTTGCTGAATTACGCATTTTTAAAAGATTATTACTTGTATCAGCCCACAACATATATGCAGCAGTGGTACTTGGCGCAGAACCAGAACTGTTATTTGTTAATATTGCTTGCAGTACGTTATTTAAATCACTACGAACATTTGCCCCTGTACTGTTATCTATAACGTAATCGTGGGTAGCCATTTTACTCTAATTTTTCTTTAAGGTTATCATAATTTAAGAGCCACGACCAAAACCAGTTGCAGTATATTTAAATTCTCTGTTCACATGACTTGATCCATTTTTTATATCTATATTAAATCCACTGCCTGTTATAGAAGATAATGCAAAGAAATCGCCACTTTGTGCATTTTCAATAGTAATGGCAACAGAAGGCAGAACAGTATTATCTGCAACACCTGTTCCTGTTGAACCTGTGAAAAATGAATTAGTGAATGTTACTGATTTTTGCGAGGTTCCAGAAGAAATAATCCCACCGCCTGTAGCCCCTGCATTACCAAGACTTGTTTCTGTTCTACTTTCTAGTTCTGCTGTATATCCAAGTTGATCTATTTCAATACTTTGTGCTGGGTCGTCTGAATCCATTTCGCATCTAAATTTAAAACCTCGACCAACATAAGTACCATTTACGAAAGGATTAAATCTTGAAAAGTTTGCTCCATATGTACAAGAAGTACCAGCAGATATTGTTGCACTTGTTGTTGAAGTAACTGTAAAAGTACTTGAACTCGGAACAGTAACAATTTCATAATTACCATCTGTTGCACTACCAGCAGTAAAATCAATAACTACAAAATCTCCGACAGAATATCCATGCGAACTCTTTGTAATTGTTATTGTTGTCCCACTTTGCCCATAGGTCGCTGAAACTGATGTATCAGGGTCAATATCCGTTGTGGCAACTAATAAAGATGCCCCAACATTAAAAGCTGTAGCCCCATCAAAATCTGTCCAAGTATCAATATTTGCAGATCTTTTATCAATTAAATCATTTGGATAAAAACCTTGTGTAACAAAATGTCGACGTAATCTTAACGGTTGCTTACCTCCTAAATCTAAAGTATTTGCAAATTCATAAGATCCACCAGTTATATCAACAGCACCTAAAAAGTCAAAGTCTGCAATAGCATCAAAATCACTAACACCATCTAATTCATCAAGAGAACCTAAAACAAGGCCATTTACATCATTAGAAAAAAAACAATCAACTTTTGTACCAGCAAAAGGTGGCGAATCAGTATCCTCTCTGTCCTCTAAAACAACTAATTTAGGAAATGGGTCAGGGCTATTTACAATAACTGAAGTTTCACCAGAACTAAGTCTGCCACCATCATCTCTAAATTTTAAAATATATTCTCCTTCTACAATATTTGGCACAATAGATTCACTTACGTTACCCGGCAAAGCTGGAATAACATCTACTGAATTTGTAAAAGTTGCTGTTCCATCAGAAATATTACTACCCCTTACAACTACGTTACCACCATGAACCACATCAACATCTGTTGCCTTGTCAAAACGTAGTCTTACAAATTGATCTGATATTGGTTCTATTCTTAGGTTTGTAACATCTTGTGGAAGTGCTGTTTTACCAACAGCTTGAAATGTTAAATCTGTTGATGTAGCAGAGAGTTGGCCTTGTACATTGTAACTGAATACTTGAATCTCATATGTGCCAAGTTGACTATTAAAAATAACAAAATCAGGTCTTGAAACCTTTTCAGAAACAAAGTTTCCATTTTGATACCTGTAATTAATTTGGTACTCAAAAACACCAACGATAGGCTGCCAACTTATAAATATTTTTGAGACAGCTTGATTATTTATTGGAACAATAGTTTCTTGTGCAGTTAGACCAACTGGTGGGTTTTTTAATTCATTTAAAATGCTTACATTTCTTGCTGGTAATGCTGTACCATTTTCAATAAAAGCATATTTGCCCTCAACATAAGAAAGTGCAGTAATTGAATAATTTACACCATCTTGCTCTTCAACAGTAATAACTCTGAATTTTTGTGATTCTATTGTTACGTTTGAAATTATCCAAATTGTATTTACATTTGGTGTTTGAGAAAAAGCCTCTGATACTGTTATTGTTGCAGCAGAAATACTACTTATGGTTTTTACTTCAACAGTACCATCTGGCAAAACTAAACTTAATTTTGCATCACCAACAGGATTGCCATTAGCATCTACAGCAAAATCTGTTGCATTAGTATCATCTACAGTTACAACTGTTGTTGAAGTTACACCAGCAAGCCTACCACCTCTTCTTACACCAGCACGAACAGGGTCATTTATATCAATAATTGCACCCGGCCTTACAACAGCACCAGCATCTATTGAAGTTGCAAAGCTTACCAATTCAGATTCGTTTTGTTCAGCAAATAATATTGCTCGACCTAATCTGGCAGCTTGTCCTCTTGATGTACAACCAAAACCCTTTACTTGTTTTGTTATTATTCCAAACTTACTTTGAGCAGTACTATCTTCAACAACTTCATAATCTATTTCTTGGCTATCCATATTAAAATATGAGACAGCAACAGCAGTATGTCTTTGCTTTAAACTACTTCCAGAATATGTAAAACCTTCAGAAGTAACATTACTTAAATTAAATAAATAACTTGCATCTTTTGGCGAATCTTGAGTAATTGTAATTGTACCAGCAGACCAAATTGGCATACATCTCATTACACCAGCAAGTTCATTTATAAGTTCAAATGCCTCGCTTGATGATTGGATATTTACATTACAACTAAATCGTGCCTCCTGCCCACCAAGTCCATCATCTACAAGAGTATTTGCATATTTACTAGCAGTTACAAAAGAAAATAAATCAAGATTGCTGTCTGTAACATGATCTCCAAAACCATATCTTGTATCTGTTAATAAATCCAATAAAATCATTGCAGGGCAAGAAGTCCATACAGCAGCACCCATTACACCATTAAAAATATATCCACTTGGGTAAAGAATACGACCAGTTGCAGTATCAACAGTTGGTGTACCAGAAGATGAAGCACCAGCCCCCGGTATTCTTACTTTTATACCTCTTATTCTAAATTTTCTTGTAGGTATCGAACTAAATTGTTGTGAATCTAATCTAATTGCGTTGTATGCAGAGTTTGCATAAGTAGATGCATCATCAACTATTTCAGAAAAACTTGTCCATTGGAAAGAATTAACAATACTGCTACTTGTACTGTCTGCAGTTATTCTTGTTACCCTAATATCAACAGGAAATGCACCTGTAACTTCAACAGAAAAGTCTTTTTGATATGGGTCAGCAGTTCTACCAGTAACAGTATCTGTATGTACATCAGTAAAGCCACCTGAATTATATTGAACAGAAATTTTAAACTGAACTGTATCGCCTAATAAATCACCATCTTCTGTGGCTATCTGTATCTGTGGAAATGTTATCGATACTTTTATTCGATCTACATTTGTATTTGTTATTTGTCTTGTAACTGGACTTGCTGCTGTAACAGTTACGTTAACTGGTATAGTTGATTGGCTACTTTCTATCCCAGCAATTTTTGTTTGGTTTGCTGTTCCAAATCTTGAATTAAATGTAACATCTTGAAAGTTAAAGTCAGTTGTTGCTGGATTAGAAGATGATGCTGTTGCCTTAAGAATAGGAGTATCGTTTAAAAATACATCTTTTAAATATGCATTTTTGTATGCTGTAGATGTTCTGTCTGTTATACCTTCTTTAGATGCAGACGCACTTCCCTCTATCTCTCCTTCACTTATCAAATCAAGAAAAGTTGCAAACTGTTTACTGTGTAATGTATCGGGTGTTCTTGTTGGCTGCGGAGGGGGTGGAGGACTACCACCACCGCCACCAGAACCACGAATAATTTTACGCTTGTCTGTCATACTTGCACCTGTTCAGTATCTATACCACCACTTATAACAACAGAACCAGTTACAATCTCGCCATAAACAATTGGTACAGGTGTTCCAGCCCTAGATGTTTGTTGTGTTCCACTAAAGCTAAATGATAATCGTGGATCTTGCTCTGAACTAAATTCTGGTAATTTTGGTACAGGAAACAACATACCACTTACACCAGAAAGAACCAAAGCAGCACCAATACCAAAAGCAGCTTTAGCACCAGTACCTGCAGCGGCAAAACCAAAAAAACCTTTTCCACCAAGAGTCAAAGGATTTGTAAATAAACCACCAACACCAAAACTCATTGCAATTAAAGCACCGCCTAACAAAACCTTACCTAAGTTACCACCAGCACCAGATATTACAGGAACAAATTTTATATCAGATTGACCAATAGGAAAATGTAATTCATCAATACCAACATCTTCTTTATTACATAACACTTGGTAATATTTATTAGCCATATAGCTTTCTAGTTGCGGAAAGTTATTTATTAAAAAACTTACAGCCTGTGCTGTTGTATTTACTGCAACATCAAATTCTTTATGGCCTGTTACTTTAGCAAGATCGCCATACAGTTTTACTTTACGAAGCATAACGATACCTTTTACCAGTACATTTTAACAACCATTGGTTGTATGGTTCCTTACAGCTTATTCTATCTGCTAAATGATGTAAAACATCTCCATCTAAAAAAATTGCTACATGGTTTAGAGTTGGACTTAAAATACTCATTAAGAGAACATCACCATTTTTTAATTTTTCATCAATTCGTAATTCTCTAAAACCAGTTCGCCAAGCACAACTTTCAAACAAAGGTTTTTCTAGAAACTGCTGTGGAGTTGTTGGTCTATCCCAATCACGCAAGATAATATTTTTTTCCTCTTTATACCAATCTCTTACTAATGACCAACAATCAGTAACACCCCAAACCCAATGTCTACCTATTAATGGTGGCTTATAACCGCTTGGCTCATAGTAACCCCACTGTTCTGTTTTTGGATTAACAATATGCCAAGGTAATTCAGAATTTTCGCAACTTATTTTATCTGCTTGACTTGCAATAGGTGGCGTAACAGGGTGGCTATGGATTACAGCTAAAATATTTCCAGATTCTTCAGCTTTTACAAAATCATCTGGGTCAATAATAAAACATTGCTGTTTATAGGTTGATAAATTTTTACAAGGAAAATATTTTTCTTTTCCTTTTATCTCTACTAATAAACCACAAGACTCTTTTGGATCTTGTTCTTTTGCATGAACCAAAGCATCTTGCTTCCAACTCATATTTTTATACGACCAATACTAGGAAATTCTGATCTTGTACATTGTCTTTTTGGCGCACGAACACCAGCAAGATCAATGGGTGCAGCTAGTTCAAAAGCAACGACCTCTCTTGTCTCTTGCGATTTTCTATCTATCGTATAAATTTCTTGTGGAAATTCTGCATTTGGATCTGGTGTACCATAAGGATTAACACCACCAGCAAAGTTAACAGCATCAATAAATTTAGCAAGTGTTCGTATTCTTGTTACTGTTGCACCTGTTAAATCATTACCAGTTGTTGTTTCATTTACAGTAAGAAGTATTGATGTAATAGTTCCAAGAACATTACTAACAGTTAAAGTTGGTCTTGGTAGTTGGCCTTTCTGATATTTAAAACCTTCTACCTGCACTGGGAATCTCTGGTAAGTATTACCAGCCCAAACAATTTCGCCATTAGAATTTAAACTTGAACCTGCATGAAATCTATATGTTGTAGCAGAGCCATGCAAAGCAGCAGTAGTTGTAAGAGTAAATAATTCAATAATTGACGAAGGATTAATTGATTGAATATCACTGATAACACTACTACTCATGGTTCAAACACCTCTCTAAATGTACAACTCAAAATAGCCCTATTGTTATAGGGAATAGTTTTTGTCCAGTTCTCGCATACATACTGTTTTGCACCAGATACAGTAACAGTTACATTTCCACTGTTTGTTGCACTAGCAGCAGCAGTTACAGTAAAGGTATCTACAGAAGCAGAAGATGCAACAATAAAAGTACCATCTGTTGCAGAGCCACTTGTATAGTCAAGAGTTACAGTTTCGCCAATGGCTATACCATGTTTGGTAACAGTAATTGTAACTGTGGTTCCAGATTGGCTGTAAGTCCCTGTTTTTGATATACCTTCGCCAGTTGGTGTAAAAGTAAAGCTTGCTTGGTCATTAGCTCTACTATCTAAAAATGCTTCAATAACATCTGCATTTTCTTCTGTTTCATTAAATTGTACATTGAATGTTTTTGGGTTTTGATGGCTAGCCAAGCCAAATAAAACTCTGTGTTCGTAACCATCTGCAAAACGTACAAGTCTTTTTACTGGTGCTGATTTTTTACTAAAGCCAACATAGGTAGGTGTGAATGATGGAAAGGTAGCCATTATGCAAGTAAACCTCCGGGTCGTTTTTCTTGAATTAGTTGGGCTTGTATAGCAGTAGAAAGAACAAGGCCAAGCTCTCTGCTTTGTTGCTCGTTGCCTTCTACATTAGAACCTGATGCATCTACATTAACAACAATATTATTTGTAACGCCACCACCAATACGATTATTTGGAATTATTGTACCA